ATATTCCACAAATCGTTACATTCTTGAACCATGCGTTTGCGAAGGCAACGCAAGGAATGGGTCGTGCAGCACGAACCGTTCATAAGGATCTTACTGTAACAAAGACTGCATTGTATCAACTTCAGGTTGACTTCTGTTACCTGATTGATGATATACAACGTAGTCCGTTATATATTGTTCCAAAACTTGTTGCAGAAGCTAACGAGACGATCGAAAAGCTCTCTCGTAATGTAAAGGTGCAAGAAACTTAATACGTTAGCCCAAAACGGAGAACACCACGATTAGTCCGCAATAACATAAATATATAGATGCGGTTTACTGAACTTTTAGAACAACAAGAGACTTCAAAGTTTCTTTCTACAGTCCAACAATGTTGCCAACAGTTTATCTGTGAGTCAAAGGGGCTTCCTTTGGTCAAAGGACTCCCTTTTGATAGTTCCATATTTCGCGAAGTTAAAGTACGACACCGCAATAAGAACGATGCGTTTATAGAATCGTTCAATCGTGCTTTTATTGACCAACATGGAATTCCAAACATTTATCAACGAGCAATTGTTGCAAATGGATCATATGTTTCACAATGTGATCAAGCATCCTACTATGTGTTCCCGACGAATGGGTACAAATATCTTTACAATGAAACAGTAACGAGTACGTCACAAGAATATCGTCATACATTTCAACACCTAATTGAACAAACTGACGATGTGTCAATACGGAAATTATTGTCTGAGCTTGTGTCATATACATATATCTCGACAGCACTTGACGAAGGGATACAGAGTGGTGCTGAGATACTAATATTTGGAATTAACAAATTTTACGCAATACGACAGGACACATATCCTGAGTACTATAAACTATACAACACCATAAGGAGAACATAATGGAGATCAAATCATTCAAAATGATCAGTGGCGAAGAAATAATTGGTAAAGTTAATGCAGTCATTAATGACGTATGGGTTCTTGAGAGCGTTCGTCTAATTATCACACAAGCAGCAGGACCAAACAAGCTTGGAGTTGGATTTATGCCATATATTGTCAGCAACATGGAAGGAAAGAATAATATTTACAGACACGCTGTAGCCTGTGAACCACAATCAATCGCAAAGGACCTAGAGATGATGTATCTTGAGAACGTTTCAGGATTACAACTTCCCCCATCGGGTTCTGCTAAATCAATCATAATGAGTTAACATGGCCGTTATAGTCTTTACGTGTGATACATGCAAGCGGACTCTTGAATTAACTGAAAACAAAACAGGGTTCGAGGTGTTCACTCATTGTATCATTACGCAAAGTTGTAAGGGGACATTGATTAAGACAGGACGGAAGCTTGGATATCAGACAGGAAAGCCAACACCACTTGCAGTTGGCTTACAAGATTGGAGTCCAAGAAAGCTTCTGTTCACTCACGAACAAGGACGGCCCGCAACCACATGGAGTATTCGACACAATCTTGGGGTAAACCCAGCTGTGTATGCTTATAAGTTTGTTGGTGACGATCTTATTGAAATTGAACCATTATCGATTGTGTATATTGATCCAAATTCTGTTGAACTTACATTCAATGATTCTGAAGAAGGATTAGCACAATGTGTTGCCAGATCTACAGCACCTCCACGATCGGCAATCGTTCCAGTAGCATCACCTGTCGTTGCACAACAAATCTCAACGACAGGTCAACTAACAATTGCAACACGAGAACTACTTGCAAACGTTACCATAACAATGCAGTTCCTATCACCCATCGATGCTTCTCCGCTTGTATCGACTAATGTCCCATTTTCAACACTATCGTCACTTGCATCACCATGGGGCGATACGGAAATAGTTCTAATTAACGGAAGATCATATCGAGTTAGAACAGCAAATATAGAGTCAATTATTAACTCTCTTAGTATTGCACAATATGCCCCGTTCTATTTTACTGGAGCATTCTTACCTGGACCTATTCCATATCCACTTGAACAGGTTAATATCCTGCTTGGAAAGTTTCCATATGCAACAATAGATAAGGATTTTATCCATATTGTGCCCATGTCAACAATCACAACTGCACAAACAGCGATATTGACATATCAAGAAGATGCTGAATTATTCGTTCAACCAGAACTAATCAAGCAAATTTACCCACCAATCAGATTTGGTACGTTGTAACCCAAAAGATTCTATCGTATAATATCTAATTACGGTAGGAGTAATATGCAGTCAGAAAAGCAAAAACTACTTATAGAGTATCTAATATCATCACCAGATGTTTATGCACTATGTCTTGGTATTGTTAGACCTCAATACTTCAATCCTGAATTTCGCAACATTGTCAAGTTTATAGAAAAGTACTATAAAGATTACAGTACAGTTCCATCACTTGAACAGATTTTTGCCGAAACGGATGTCAAGTTAACAAAGCACATATTAACTCGTGACCAAATTGATTATTGTGCTACAGAGATTGAAACGTTCTGTCGTGATTGTGCAATCGAAGAAGCAATCTTCGCTTCTCCAGCGTACCTAGAAAAGGGCGATTATGGTAAGATCCGTTCACTAATTTCAGATGCGTTACTTGTATCTTTACATAGAAATGCTGGTGTCGACTTTACAGAAGACGCAAGCTATCTAACCAAGACGTTTGAATCGTACAAACCATATCCAACTCTTTGGACAGAGTTTGATGAGATCCTTGAAGGAGGTCTAAACAGACAAGAACTTCTAATTGTTGCAGGTAATTCCGGTGCTGGAAAATCTGTTGTTCTAACAAACCTTGCTGTTCGATATGCTGAACAAGGATTGAAGGTTCTTTACATCACTCTTGAACTTGGTGTACCCGTGGTTTATAAGAGGACAACCTCGATAGCAACAGGAATACCGTCATTCCAAATGATGACAAGAATGACGGAGGCAATGGAAAAGATACGACAGATGAAGGATTCTCTTCGGCTGGTCATCGAGAAGATGCCTTCGTCAACAAAACCATCACATATTAGGTCGTTTCTTAAAGAGTTTGAACTTAAACGTGGTTATATTCCTGATGTTTTAATTGTCGACTATCTTGACCTAATGTCGCCAGACGAACACGTCAATGCTGGTGATTTTTTTACAAAGGACAAACACTCATCAGAAGAACTTCGTGAGATTCTTGTTGACTATGATATGATTGGAATTACAGCTTCACAGTTAAATAGAGAATCTGTTAAGGCAACGACACATGATCACAGTCACATTGCTGGTGGTATTAGTAAGATTAACACAACAGACGTTCTTGTGACAATTCTTAGAACAGAATCAATGAGAGCAGCTGGTGAAATAGCATTACAGTTTGGTAAGACAAGAAACAGTGAAGGAACGGGTAGGGTTGTCTATTTGACGTGGTTGAGAACGTTACGAATTGAGAACCGCAATGACGGTTCTCAAGGATTAAAACTTAACACGAAACCCAATCCATCAAACAAAGACCCAAAAGTAAATAAAACTGATAATACTCCAACAAAGCAAATACAACTACTTGATATGTTTGGAGATAAGGAGAAGAAATGAAAAAGGTAGAACCAATAACAAAAATTGGAGTCGATAATGTTGAACATGATATTGTCAATCTTCCAGATAATGTTAAAAAACTAGTTGAACTGTACGAAGAAACAACTCAACGAAAGCAAAATGCTCAAGATGAGCACGTCATTGCAGACGCAGCAATGCAGACACTCGCACAGTCAATTATTAATGCTGTTCGTCAACACGTTGCTGAGGTCGTAAAGACCGCAGCAACACAAACAACTGAAAAGGAAGCTGCAAATGGCTAATTATGAGGACGATGAAGTCAAACTTGAGGTAGGACACGCAGTAGCGATTGAGTACGAAAAAAAGAATTGCGATATCGTAGAACGATTTATCGTTCCTGTTGCTATTCCTAAAGAATATATCAGAGCTATTGATGTCTCTGGTGACGACTATGACGAAGTCGCTGTTGCAGAAATGGAACATTATGTTACTGAGTATGCTCAGTACGTTAAGGACCATATGTCTTCAATGTTCACATTCGAAGATTTCGTTGATCATACCTTTAACGAATCGATCGAAGTTCAATGGAAAACATTCAATATTTACGGAATCTGGGAAGTCGATGACATCATTTTCATGGATGATGAAGATTCTGATGAAGATGATGAAGATTCTGATGAAGATTCTGATGAAGATTGGTCTGATGGCGAAGATGACGAAGACGAAGATGATGAGTCAATTTCCTGGCCTTGGGACAAAGAATAATCTTGTGCAATAAATCGTTGTGTCACAATAAATACTCTAAACACACTGAGGTTTGTTATGACACAACGAAACAAAATTAAAGAGAGTGCTGCTGGTGGTGCTGTAGGTGGTGGTGCTGTCGCTGCTGTTCCTTCTCGTCTTCTCAAGGGGTCCACTGGAATCCGTCGTCGCCAGAAAGTTGCTGGTATTCCTGTAATCAAATACAAAAACGAGGCAAACGACGTTCTTAACAAACTATCGCTTCGTCAAAGTTTCCTTACAGGTCTTCTTAACGAATACGCACAAAATATGTTCTCTCCTGCTGATGTAGAGGGAAAGATGCGGGCTGCTGAGAAGAAAATGGACTTTCAACAAAATACAATTGCTTTCGGTCTTCAAGATGACCAGGGCAATATCGTAAAAGTCTACGTTCGTCCAGAACAAGCTAATGACTTTCAACAAGCTGTGTCATCACAATTAGAGGACGCAGTTAACACTTCTGCGGAGATTGCAGAACTTCTGTTTAACCTTCACAACCGGTTTGACATTGTTCACACTGAATGGCCAAATATTGCTGAAGATCAAGAAGAGGAACTTCCAGCTGGGGGTGAGGGAGATGTTGAGGGTGGTGATGAAGGAGAGCTACCAGATTTAGAGGGCATGGACGAAGTTCCACCTGGCGATGAGGGAGCAATGGCTCCAAGTCCCGATGAAGGTGTTAAGTCTGCACTTAATAAAGTGATTGACATGCTCAAGTCCGATGCAGAAGCACGTAAGGCTGAAGCTGATGCTAAGGCTGCTGAGGCGCGCGCAAAAGAAGCTGAATACACCGCACAGATTGCTACACAGAAAGTTCGTTCCGAACAAGAAGTTCTCGATGCTGAAGCGTACTACCGTCAGAAGAAGGAAGACCAGAAAGAAGCAAGAAAACTTACAATGTTGGCTAAGTACCGTCACGATCAAGCACGTGAAACAGAAGATGGAATGGTTCAGGGAATGTTTGGTGAAGGATATCGCCAGTATAGTGGTGTTGATCGACAACTTGATGGCGATGGTTGGGAAGAAAATGGCGGAATAGGTCTTTGGTCGAATCCACATTATACAGTTTGGGTTGATACAAATCCAGGTGAGATAATTATTGTATATCCAATTCGTAATAACGGCGCTTTTAGGAACTCAGAAGATGATTTTGTTACAATGGTTAGGACTTATGAAGAACTTCAAGATTGGCTGAATGATACTGTCAGTGAGCATAACCAACGTCTTCCACAAGGTGTAACAAATGGGACATTCGATTATGCCAAACAAGAAAGTGAATGGCACGAAGAAGACAAAAGACGTCGCGTTGAAAACAATTGGGATAGGTAATGTTCAATAAACTAACATTCAAACAATATCTCGATCTGATGGAGCAAGATCAACTTGGTCAATTGGATACACAACTTGCACAGATAAAAAATCAACAGGCTATTACTCTTGCACAAAAGGCTCGTGATACAAAGAAATACGATGACAAAAACGTTCAGTTACAACGTACTGTTATGTCACTAACGCAGAAACAAGCTGCTGAACAAAAGAGAGTCAATGCAGAGCAAGCCAAGAATGACAAAGCAGCAAATCAAAAACCAGGTACACAACCAGCTCAGACAGCTCAAACAGGCTTTCAAGGACAACAAGCTCCAGGAAAAGCATCTTTCCCATAATGTTTACACACAAGCCCGTTAGTGTTCCAAACCTACCGGCAACAATGACAAATAAACAAAGGTGGTATCTAACCCCTGATGGTCAGTACTATCCTTCAATAACAACCGTTCTTGGTGCAAAAGAAAAACCGTACCTTGTTGAATGGAGGAACTCTCTTGGTCATCAAAAGGCCGACAAAGAGATGGAACGTGCTGCTAAGCGCGGTACAGCTGTTCACGAAGTTGCTGAACGGTATCTTAACAACGAAGAAAATCCAACAAGGGACCACGACAATTCAACTGTCAAACTATTCAATCAATTGAAGATATACATCGACAAGATTGATAATATCTACCTCCAAGAAAAGTCTCTATATAGTGACGTTCTTCAAGTGGCTGGGCGAGTCGATTGTATTGCTGATTTTGCTGGTGTCCCATCAATCATTGATTTTAAATCATCAACAAACATGAAGCACACTTGGATGGTTGAAGACTATTACTTACAGGAAACATTCTACTGTCTTGCATTTGCAGAACGTACCCAGATTGAAATACCACAAATTGTCACTCTGATTACAGTCGAAAAGGGACTACCGTTGGTGTTTAAGAAGTCAATTCAGCCATATATTGTTCCTTTGACATTACGGATCAAAGAGTTCTATCAAAAGTTCGTATAAATAACAATAAACAGGACATTCGATATGAAATTTGATGACGTCAAAACACTAGAACGAACATTCCTCTCAGGTAAGGTTTCTTCATTTCCTGACCGTCTATCAATTGGTGAGATAACATACAACTTCTTTGCCGATCGAACAAACAATGTTCGATCGATGTACAACGATAAATTCAAACCAACTATCGTTTATAGTCCTGACGAAAGGACACCAACCGACCACAGTCTCGTATTTGTCTGGGGCCTTAATAAGAAAGGACAAATTGCACCTAGTGGAATTATTACTTTGCCACAATCTATGGCATATAGTAACAGTCTTCATGGTACACCCAATAGTCCTCAGATACAACCAACACAGAGAGTACCTACAGGAAAAGAAACGTCTGTAAATGGTGTCATCGATGCTAGTGGTCAACACGGTACTCCATCGATGAATTTCGATCCATCAAATCCCTTTGGACAACAAGATGAGGAACAGCCACTTAATCAACAAACCGAAAAAGAATCTGATCGTGTTAATAAGGTTAAGACCGATTACGATGCACGTACAATTGGCTCAACAATTGAAGTCACTATAATCGGATTCAACCAAAACATGCCAATTGTTGGGAAGGTTGATACAGGTGCTACATACTGTTCTCTCCATGCAGAAGAACTACGTATTCGACCAGATCCGCTATCAACAGAAAACGCTGACCTCGTATCATTCATTTTTAACGACCGTCGTTATACAGTTCCCGTTGTTGACTATCAGGCAATAGCATCAGCTGATGGTGGAGTTAACCAACGACCTGTCATAACGTTCAACGTTAAAATCAAGGACGAATTGCATGAGGATATTATGTTCAATCTCAACGATCGGTCAAACATGGAAGATCCATTGTTAATTGGAATGAACCTTCTTAAGAAGGGAAAATTCCTCATTGATCCAAAAATGGAATCATTCGACTGGCAATCACTCAACAATATATTGATTGAATTCACACCCATTGAATATGAAGAGCCTAAAACCACAAATGAAGAAGTTGTCCGCCTTCTCCTTAAATTGATGGAAAAGTAAACAGATAACCCTGTGATATATACCTCTATAATAGGAGGACATATAAGATGCAAGGTAGTCCGTTACCACCATTACCACCCAAGTCGCCATTTTTTATCGTACAGGATTTCATCTCACCATTATTGTGTGAACATATTATTGCACTAACGTACGATGACACATTCGATCCTAACGTAGATAAGGACGGAAAGCCGATCATGATGAAAAAAATGCATGACGCTGTTGAAGACCTTATTTGCGAACGAATCAAAACCGAGATCGTTCCTAAAATTGAAAACCACTTTAACGTCAAGTACCGTTCAATAAATGACCTACAAATTGAGTGGTACCCCGAAGGGTGTAACAATAGTAACTTTGTATGTGAAAATTCTTCATACCTTAGAAAGAAATGGGTAAAAACAAAAGATAGAGATTTCACTATGGTCCTATTCCTTTGTGACTATCAAAGTCAAGTTCCATTTGATGGAGATTTTGAAGTGTTTGGCGGTAAACTTGAGTTCCCACAATATGGTTTTGGATTTAATCCTCAACGAGGAACACTAATTATCTACCCAAGTCTTCCCCATTTTATCAATGTGACAACGCAAATACTTGCTGGTGACCTATTTCAGGTACGTCTTCAGATGACAACCGAAATGCCATATCTGCACAATCCTGGACTATTTACAGGTGATTACAGGACGTGGTTTAGAGAGGTTACATGAACTTAGCAAGTAAGATTGACTTAATCTATCACACGATCACTATTGGTGTTGTTATCGATACAAACGATCCTCTCGAAATGGGTAGGGTAAGAGCTCGTGTTCCAGCTTTCGGCGATCGACAATATCATAAGACAGAAGACCTTCCTTGGTGTCAATATGTTTCGCCGGTAGCAGGAACAGTTCGTTCTGATACCGCGTCTCGTGGTTCTTCGGACGAAAAACCGACTCTAGGATCCGTTGCATATGGGTTCTGGAGCATTCCAAAAATTGGTTCCTCCGTACTTGTTGCTTGCATCAATGCTGATCCAATGCAAAGAATTTGGCTTGGATGTCTTCCAACAGAAACAGCCGTCCATACAATGCCTCACGGTCGTTACCTCTATGACACGTCATCACAAGCCGTATCAAACAAAGGACAACCCGAAGGACCTCTTTCTGGCGAAGAACAACCAATCCAACCATTATACGAAAATCAGTCAAAAGCATTTGGTGGTCGTCAAGGAAACTACGAATGGAGAACGCGTGGTGCTGATCATAGCGTTGGTGGCAATGATCAGATTATTCTTCAGATTAATCCTGGAGTTGTTGCAAAATCTCCTGATGATTATAACTTTCCGTTTACAGAAGATGACGGTAACGTAATCAATTCAAAGAGTGGTTATGCAAAAAGTAGAATTGATCCAAATACACCATCTGAAGTAACTGGTCAAAACTATGATTCCTTAACTCATGGGTGGACAACACCAGGGTTTCATTCTATCTCTATGGACGATCGGGTCGAAAACTGTAGAATGAGATTTCGCACATCTGCTGGACATCAAATTATCCTAGACGACACAAACGAACGAATCTATATTAACACCGCTGAAGGTGAGAACTGGGTTCAAATTGATCAGGATGGAAACGTCGATGTCTTCTGTAAGAGACTATCAGTTCATTCAACAAACGAAATGAACTTTACGTCTGGTAAGACGATACGGATGTTCGCTAAGGAAGGAATTCACATGGTTTCTCAAGGCGAACTACGTATACAAACGAACAATGATATCCACATTCGTAGTGCTGGAAACATTCGAACATTTTGTAATGGTAGCAACTTTACAGAAGCAAAAGGTGCAATACACGTCAAAACTGGATCAACTCTACACCTAACATCTGACGGCCAGATGAATCTTTTTGCAAGTGGTAATATCGTTGAAACAGGTGCACAAATTCACCTTAATGGTCCCAATGCGGCGCCGGCTGCATCACCGGCCGAACAGCCAGCATTTTGGACCAATCGTGTTCCATCACATGAACCGTGGGGTCGATCGCCTACAGCAAGTGACTTTACACACTCACCAAAATACAACTACAACGATCCTAATATTGACCAAGATGACAAGGTTCGTGGGAAATACTGGCATAGATAAATAGTTATCATGCTACTAAGAGTACTATTATGGCACTAGAACTAATTAAGCCAATCTATGTTGGATTTTCGACAAAGGACTTCTTGTCGACAAGGAAATTTGTTGTTACAAACGTAGAAATCGTCAAACGAGACCTAGTAAACCATATTTTTACAAGGAAAGGAGAAAGGGTAATGATGCCATCTTTTGGTACAATCATTCCTGATCTTATATTTGATCCTCTCGATGATGAAACAATACAACTCGTTCACGATGAGGTGTTATCTGTGCTTGAATTCGATCCGAGGGTTGAAGTGATTGAATTTAGTGTCACACCAGACTATGACAATTACGCGATAACAACGGATGCTCGTTTACGTTACATTGAACTAAATATCATAGATGACTTCTCTCTTAACATCGTGTTTGAACAAGGATAAACATGGCCGGAAGATTAATTCCAACAGTGTCTAGTGCTGAAACGTGGCGTCAGGTATATGATGCATTTCAGAACATTAATTTCACATCATACGACTACAACACAATCAAACAAAGTTTGATTGACTACATTAGAACATATTTCCCTGAATCGTTCAATGATTTCATTGAGTCAAGTGAGCTGATTGCAATCGTTGAAACATTTGCATATGTTGGTGAACTTGTTGCATATAGACAGGATCTTAACGCTCGTGAAAACTTTCTTCCAGTAGCACAAAGAAAGCAAAGTGTCCTACGACTTGCAAAGTTCATTTCGTACACAGCAGCAAGAAACATTCCCGCTCGTGGTCTCGTAAAGATTACGTCTATTAGAACATCTGAAAGACTTACGGACTCGAAAGGTGTTAACCTAACTAATAAAAACATTGTTTGGAACGATCCAACAAATCCAGACTGGAAAGAACAATTCATTCTTGTTCTCAATCGTGCACTACAGAATGATTTCGGTACTGTAACACCAAGCGAGCGTGTTCAGGTACAAGATATTCTATTCGAGCTGTATACATTTGACAACCAATCGCTTCCAAATGGTATAATTCGTTATAGTGTTAGTGTGTCAGATCAGACATATACATTCGAACTTGTTCCTGCAGCACTTAATAGTGATGGACCATATGAAAGACGTCCAGAGAATAGTTCAGCAATGACACTACTGTATGCATCTGATGGTCTCGGTGATGGTTCCAATAGTACTGGTTTCATGTTTGTTACAAAACAAGGATCTTTGCAAAAACTGACAGAAACGTTTGATGGTGTAACACCAAACCAAACATTCCAAATCAATTCTCAGAACATTAACGAAACAGATATTTGGCTGAACAATATTAATACAATAACAGGAAGCATTGTAGATGATGGTTCTTCTTCCACAGGTCGTTCTGGTGCTTGGGTTCAAGTTGATACGGCAAATTCACAAAACATTATCTTTAACACAAATACAGCAAGAAACAAGTATGAAGTTGAAACCCTTGAGAATGATGACGTTCGATTGATCTTTGGTGATGGCGAATTCGCAAATGTCCCATCGGGAACGTTTGATATTTGGTTCCGCATCTCAGCAAACAATGACGTTATTGTTCCACAAAGTTCAATTCAAGGAACAAATGGTTCGTTAACATATCAAGACGTTGCAGGGAACAATCAAACACTATCGTTCAAGTTCTCACTAATTTCTACCATTCAGAACGCATCGCCATCAGAAGATATTGAACACATTCGTAGAACAGCTCGCGCTGTATACTATACACAAGATCGTATGGTTAATGGACGTGACTATAATACGTTCATGCTTCAAGATCCAACGATTCTCAAACTCCAGGCAATCAACAGAACATTTGCTGGTGAATCTAAATGGATGAATTTCACCGATCCAAGTGAAGCATACGACAATGTTAAATTGTTTGGAAACGACCTTGCATTATATTATGGAACAAATGAATTTGTTCTTCCTGATGTTGGAGCTGAAGTTCTTGGAACGGCAATTCTAGACAATTATCTTGAACCAATTCTTTCTAATCCTAATTTCTATATGGCAAGGGTTTTAAGGGGTGATACAAATCCTGGTCGTCGATTATTCACAACAGCAGAACGAAACGAGATCCCATATGCCCTTGGTGACGTTACACCGACACATCCAATTCCTCTACCAAGTGTTGGATTTCCTGTCTACTTGGTGCACGATACGGCTACTGATACGTGGATTGCTTACAATCAGGATGACTATACTAATGTATGGCTTGTCCTTCATCCAGACCAACCATACTTTATCAAGATCGTCAATGCTAATCCAACTGTAACACCATGGAGCATTTCATATAGCACATCTACTCTAACTGCTGATAGTCAGACAACGAGATTCTGGTTTGCACAAGATGGAGACGTTGTAGACTTTGATTCGCAAACGCCATCTAATGATGTTGTAACCGTTCTTAACGCAAATTCAGACAACGATCGTGCAAGAACACTTGTTGACAATATTGATCTTGTTGTTCTTGGTCATGATGAGTATCTAAATAGCGGACTACCAGATATTCACAGACTCGATGTTGTTCCAACAGATAGTAACCGTGACGGTTTACCAGATAACATTAGACTGTCAGAACTTCTCAATCCATCAATTGACATCACAGACAGTACTTCTCTGTCAGCATTCTATGTTGTCAATTTTGGCAATACAGCATCTTATGATGGGACAACAGGTCTATTAGCTCCAACTAACGGAACTAGTTTGTGGAATGTCGGTAGTAATAAACTACCAGATACTCCAACAGATGTTGCTAATAATCAAGTAGCATACAGACTACTACTTGAGGTTGATCTAAGTTCAACCGAAGATAACTCACCAATTAATAGCTTAAACCAACCACTACAGCGGTTCTACGTTGATAATGACATTACGCCTTACATATCAAAGTATCGATTGTTTAGTGTTACAGGATCAACGGGAACAATATATACAATCGTTGCTGTTATTACTGGCGCTGGTGGTACGTGGACAATTTCTGGAAATTCCGCACTCCTGCTGTCGAATTTTATAGGTCATCCGTTTACTGTAACAGGTAATACTGGCACAGGCAATGGTACCTACACAATTGCATCAGCAACAGATGTGGGACCAAACACAAATATCGTTGTCAACGAAACTATCCCTATTGGTGCAACTGCTGATGGCTCCCTTGTCGTAGATAATAATGGAGTGTATACAATTGATTCGTTCAGATTTGTTCAAGGAACATCTGGAACACAAATTGTTAACGTTGGCGGAAGTCGTGTATCTTCTGATATTACAGGACTTACGAATGACGTTGGTGCAACGCAAGGATCACAAACAATAACATTCTCTGTTGCTAAGACAGGCAGCGATCCAACCGCTCTTGTACCAACTACAACGTACGTTGCTACAGTAACTGTAGATGGTGCAGTTATAATTCCAATATCGATCATTGGTTCAACAGCTACAACATTTTCAACACTATTGTCGCAGTTGAGTAGTCAACTTGGTGGTTTTGCTACAGTACAACAACTGAATGGCAATATTGTAATAACCAGTGATACATTTGGTGCGACATCAAATGTTGCTGTTAGTGCTGGTACGTTATTCGTTGCTCCACTTGCAAGTGTTAATGCACCTGGATCTTGGATTACAATACCTGGTACTGATACGATAACAACACCATATTATGCAACAATAACGATTGATACAGTTAATATAATTCCTGTCTCCGTTGCTGGTGGAATTGCTCAGATATATGGTGGACTACTTGACAGTCTTAACTCACAGATTGGAGCATTTGGAACCGCTTCAATTGTTAATGGAAACATTCAAATATCAAGCAACAGCGTTGGGACTTCATCAACAGTATCTATCGTTGATGCAGGAACATCTGGATATCAGGAAGTCGACTTTACGGTTGCCAAAACTCTTTTAGATTCTACAGGACTTATTGCAACAGCAGGGTATCAAGAAGTATCTGTTTTTGGTTTACCACTAGGTACGGTTGTTCCTGCAATTCCTGCAGACACATACGACTTTGATATTACAATCGATGGTGGACCACTTCAACAAGAATCAATTGTACTTACAGGCGTAGAAGATTACAATACAATCGCTGCTCTTATGGATGCAGAAGTAACACCAGCTGCAACTGTAACATTTGTTGGTGGCGAGTTTGTTTTTACCAGTACTACACTGGGTACAACGTCGTCAATTCTTGTAGCTGCAGGCACGTTTGGTTCAACTGGTGGTGACATTTTTGCTGCTATTGCAGTTGCAGCAGGTGGTGCTAATACATTCAATGCTGCCGTTCCAGGTACAGATACAACATATACGGCTACAATCAATATTGACGGTACAAACTATCCAATTTCTGTTGATGCAACAAATGCTCAAACATATACACAACTATTAGCAGAACTTAATACTGACTTAGCTGGTGCTGCTACAGCTTTGCTTATAGCAGGTAATATAAGAGTAACATCAGCGTCGATAGGACAATCATCAACAGTTCTTATAACACCAGGTACATTATTTGCCGATCCAGACTTAACAGATTTTGATGCAATTCTGACTGCTGTTCCCGGACTAAACTCGTTGTTCAGTTTACTTGCTACTTTTAATAGTTTTGGTACACCAGTAGTAGGAACAAACGCAATTGGTACAGAAATCATTACATTTGAACTAATTCCTAGCGCAGTAGCAGATGGACAAATTAACTACCGTCGTGCAGCTATAACGAGACAGATTACGTTCACTGGTGACCAGATTCAAACATATGGATCCTTGGTTGATGTAATCAACCAAGGATTTGGTGATATAGCAAAAGCAGAACTTGTTGGTGGAAACATTCAGCTAAAGAGTTTAACAACTGGCGATCGATCAAAGGTTAATGTTATCAACATAGACACAATTGATAGTATCATCACAGCAATCGCGGCCGCTCTTTTAACAGTACCAAATGTTATCTATAGTGGCGACATCGAAGGTGATGATTTTGAAGTTAATATGTCCGTTGTTATAGAAGATACTTACGTGATAACTGCCGTCACGACTGGTTTAGGGGGAACGTTCGTTGTCCCCAACGATCGCACGTCAGCATTTACACCCGGTTCAACGTTTGATGTTACAGGATCGACAGGAAATGATGGTACGTACACTGTTGCATCATCTGTGTTTGGACTTGGTAACACAACAATCACCATAACGGGTACCGTTGTTAGTGCTATCGTGGATGGTATTATTGAAAGGTCAGCATCATTACCAAGTGTGTTCCGTATGAGTCAAGGGTTAACGTGGACACAATTTATTAATACAGTTATTGCTGATCTTCCCGTATTTCCACAGGTTAATATCACAATCGTTGGTGGCAATCTAAAATTTGAGACACTACTCGCTTCCGATACATCAACACTTACCGTAACGTTCGGTGCTCCAGTAAACTGGGATGTTAACTATCTCGGTCATATTTTGGCAAATGACGTTACACAAATTGGTAGCGGCTCATCAGTAACGCTAGCGACACCACTAATAGTTCCTATCCCATTAGTTTACATTGAAGGAAGAGGGGATGTAACAATTATAGGTAACGGTACACTTCTATTCGTTAGTGGAATTCATTTCAACGTTTCACATGTACTCAACCAAATGTACGATACTGTTGAAATAACTGATCTACAGGACAGTGACGAGTTGACTATTATAGTTAATGACTATGTGTATTTTTATCAAGACGATCCAAATGTACAACCCGTACCAATTGAGCCCACAGACGATAACATCCAGGCATTCATTAACGACACATCAAGCACAAACACAAACACTGGATCGAACTACTCAAGACAACTTGGTCGTAGTGGACTAAACTTTATGTGGAGACATCACACAAGATTGAAGAACCTTATCGATCCTGCAGCAACAAACATTATCGATATGTTCATCATTCAGAGAGACTACTACCTCAATATCAAAGATTGGCTTGCAGGAGAAATCGTTATTAAACCAGCTGCTCCAACACCATATGATCTTAGAAGTTCGTATGCATACCTACTTGATAATAGGATGCTATCAGACACTGTCGTCCTTCAATCAGGACAATTTAAATATTTGTTTGGTCCTTATGCTGATCAACAGTTACAAGCAACATTTAAGGTGATTCGTTCACAGTTCTCATCATTGACAGACAATCAGATCAAAGCAACGATACAGACAACTGTAAACAATTATTTTGATATAAGCCAGTGGGAGTTTGGTGAAACATTCTTCTTTACAGAACTTGCAGCGGCAATTCATACAGCACTGCCGTCAGAGATTGATTCTGTTGTTCTTGTACCAACATATCCATCAAACACGTTTGGAGATTTGTTCCAGGTACCTGCTGAAGATAATGAAATTTTCCTACCACATATACCTGTGAGTATTATTCAAATAGTTCAAGCACTAGATCGTGTAACAATCAGACAAGCGTAACCCTCTTGATTAACCGTTTGTTATCAACCAATTTTCTTGGTAACATGCAGTTTATAAATAACTTCAACAAGAGGAGTCCATAGAATCTATGGCAGATAATTCAGACTACACAAAACCACATACGAACATATTCAAACTCCTTCCGGATGTGTTCAAGACGCTAATCAATAAGCATCTTTCCCATAACACGTTCAATAGGTATCTCACAAAAAATGAGATGGAATTTGCATATGGCTCCGTTGGTAAGAGAAACACAAGTTTTCTCGAGGTAGACACTAATGGTGACTACATCTATCATGACACACGAATTGAAGAGCCTACTGTAATTCGTCAGGCGTGGCAGCTTCAACCTATTTTATATTCAAAAGTTGCAACTATTGACCATGCAATGTCGTGGGAAGACGTTGAGAACGAGCTAGAAAATACTGGTGTAGACATTGATCGTTCACCAAAGTGGGGCAATGCACTACAGTTTAACTGGGTTCCACCTATTGATGCCGACAAACTTGTCAACTTCCGCAACTACTATTGGTATGATCCAACTGGAAGTATACCACCAGATTATATCACAATCAAGAACTTATGTCGTGTCTACGAAGCACAGTACAATGAATACTATGCTTACGCAACTGAACGTCTAGCAGATCCACTAATAACACCAATTGAAGAAGCCCAAATTCTTGCCACACTGTCATCGATTGAAGCACAAAGAGATTGTACATGTAACGGAGGTTCACTTGGGTGGGATATTGGACAGTGGGATGACAATCCTGAAAATTGGTGGTTCGATGTTGGAAATGTTGGTCCTCCAATTTCTAACACATACACAATTAATGGCGTAATAGTTGGTGTCGGAGGTACATGGACTGTTTCAGGAAATCATGCAAGCGAATTTGTCATCGGAGAGGCGTTTGTTGTTCAAGGAAATAGCGGTAGTGGAGACGGAACGTATACAATTGTTTCTGCAACCAACAATGGTCCCAATACAGATGTTGTTGTCAATGAGACAATTCCTGCACTTGCTACTGGTGATGGATCGTTAATTGTTGATGGAACACTAAACGTCAATGGAGCGGCAATACCAGGTGGTGGCTGGACAACAGCAACCCCTCCACCAGGACCACGCGGCGCAAGTTTCCCACAAGATACATTCTTCTGGTTCAATCTCGAAACTCTTGAAATGAAAATCTGGTCAACTGCTCTAACCGACTGGATTGACTACATCACTCCTCCTGCAACTGGATTATACCCCTGGGACTTTATAACTGGTTGTCAAGCACAAACCGATCCGTGGTCGGCAGCAAACAAATGGTATCATCGTAAGGACGTTCCAGATATTAACCACGCAACGCCAGCTGCAGCACCAATAATTGAGTACCACCCAAGACTTCAATTAAATGAGTGGGTATACCTAAATCAAATTTGGCTATATAGAGCCAATGTTATATCAGATTGGGAACAATCAGATACACAACCTACCCTGTCAGAAATGACAGAAAGATACCAAATCCTCTTCGTTGATATCGGTGCTGGAACGATTATCGTTCCTGGTAATAAGACTGCACTATTTGTTCCAGGATTTGAGTTCTCAATTGAAAATGAGTTCTTCAACGTCACTCACTGGAACACTGTTGGTTCTTTCTTCAATGGGATTAATACTGTTGTACAAACAACAAATCCACCACTAACGATTAGTGGCATTGTCGCTCCAATTATTGGTGGAACAATAACAGAAATCTATATTACAGACGACAGAACACTTGATCTTACAATCGGCGACAAAATCACAATTGAAGGATCATCAGGCAATGATGGTCTTTATACAGTTAATGGATTCCTTTACAATATTATATTCAACCGTACTGAAATTCAAACGATCGAGACACTACCTTTCCTACCTGTTGATGGTACATTTATTCACACAGATTATGTTGCGCCATTTGTAACATCGAGTAAAGGTGACTCATATTTTGGATTCGTAAACCAATGGGTACTACAAGAGATTGAAGATCCTGTTCCTGTAAATCATCAGGTCCCAGCTACAACAACAGATACACATGAGTTTATTGTATCAATACTAACACCAGTGTTTGACTTTGGAGTAACACATTACCTTGCAAACACGAATGCAATCAGAGTGTATGTTGATGATATTCGTCAGTATGGTAACTACGTTGAAGGAAACTGGGATGGATTTATATTCACACCAGCAATATCAACAACGTTGTATGCAAACGCAATTGCATTCTTAGACCCTTCATCGGTTGTATCAACTGTTGTTCGTGTGGAACTTGGTGTTGCTGCTGATCTTGATATTGGGTACGATGGGATTGATCACAATGGTATTCCTGTCAGAACAACAACAGATGTCCCATTTATACCTGAATATAAAAACCTTGCAAAATATAGACAGGTTGAACAAATTAAGCAGTATACAAATCAATACCCACTGTTTGACTTGTTCAACATCGATGGTACAACAGCGTACCTAGCAAACGAAATCTTTAGATACGTCGAAGACCAAAATCTTGGCATTAACACTACAATTGGTAAGAGAATCGTCACATTTGATGGTGGTCGCGACTATTTGTTTGAACAGCTTCTATTAACAGAAGATGGAGGTATGTACTGTTTCAAGGATGGTGATTCGATTGAGGTAGATAATCTTGAAGGACTACAAACCATTTGGAGAAAGGGAACAGATAATGAACAATATGTCCCTCGTTACATCAATCAATACAGACTAGAAGATGGTGATACGTTTACAGACTGGAATAATCAAACACAAACAGCATTAGTTCCTGCAGGAAAGGGTGCTTGGGAAGTTCCAAATCAACTATTCTACAATGCCGACCACGAAAATAGACAGCAGATTAGGTTTACACAACTGTTTACACACTTTAAGTCGATTATGGACTTACAAGTTGCTCCCGATCCGTTTAATTTCCCTGTTGAAGCTCCACAGCGACTACTTTCGACATATAACTACGGTGTTGGTGGAACGATACGCGAATATAATGATAGTTACGACACATTTCTGTCTTCTGCGTATAGTACAACAACTACGCCTCAAGGCATATTCACGTTTGCTGCAACACAATATGATAACAATCTAACAACACTCAGTGAAATCTATCTACAGAATCTCACATCGTATCTGACAACAACCCAAGATGAGTTTCTTATTGATCTTGAGACACAAGTATCCAATGCTACTATCGACACATTTGAACAGAACAAACAAAACGACATCGTATTTGGCGATACAACAGCATACAATGCAACAACAAACGAAGGAATTAAGGGATGGATAGCAACATCTCCAATTCTTAATCTTACGTTTAAAACAGAACCAGCATGGCTTGTTGATCCAGAGATCGGTCTAAATAAGATCCTACATCACGATGGTCACTATGATACTTACACAATTGATGATTTTGTCGAACGTCAACTGATTGTCAATATCCTCAACATAACTGGTGGTACATCAACACCAACGATTCCACCATACACAGCTGTTTCACCTGGTTTATATTGGCAAAATTCAGTAACAAAGGTATTATACAGATTCATTGCTGTTTCTGTTGGTATAGGCGTTCCTGCATTGTCATATCCTGAAGGAACATATTGGTTTAATACTGCAACGAATTTGTTGATGTTTAGAGATCCTCTAAACATCATTCTTGGATGGTCACCTGTAACAGGCACTGTTGGAGATGTTGATGCAGCCTGGCGTGTGATAAACCTTGAGGACATTCTTAATAATATCATCCTTGAGGCCGAAAGACGTTTGTATCAAATTGCACCAGATACAACAACTTTAAAGTTTGACTTTCAGACACAAATGTTTACTGATCTTGCTGATCAGACAACATTCCAACAGTACATGAAAGAAGCATACTATGTATATGTTCGTCTAAACGCACTTGATCCATTTGCAACAGACTTTAACAATAGTGATGCATTTACGTGGAACTACAGAGCTGCAAACACATTGTTTGTCGTCTATCCAACTGCACAGACAAATCTCGACAAGCCTTGGGGAGCAAGATGGGAACAAATTAATCTAACACTATTTGGAACACCATATCCACATCTTGAACCATGGAAGATTCAAAGATATACTGGTAAACCAACATGGTGGGATTTGTTGTACAAAGACATTACAAACACTCGTCGATGGAACCCATTAATGTGGTCAAATCTTAACCTTGGAATCATTCCTGTTGGTGAACTATTACCTGATGGAGTAACCGTTAGTACTGGTGGTATTGGTGAAGTGGAAATGTACACACACTTTAGTGTCAATATCTATGCTACAACAATTGATGGATATGCACCTGATGATCTGATTCCACCGTTCTACAGTAATGACCCAACATTAACCCAACAAGCGTTGGTGCGAAGCATCACCTATCTCAATATTAACGAGATAGACGACATATACGAATTTGGTGATGTTGGACCAACAGAACAACAGTGGCAAGACTCGACACAATTTTATGCTGATTTGTTAGGAACAGCATACAGAATGCAGCCAGTACGATTTCTCCACTATACATGGGGAACAGACTTTACGATTGTTGCAGGACTTCAGATTGATATGCGTACATCAAAGGTATTCTCACATCTCGATACAATATTTCATGGAGACCTATTACCTGATAATACAACATATTTTTCAGATGGTATTAACCAATGGTATATTAACTTCATTCGTTATGGCAACTATGATGTTAATACGTCCGATTTTAAACCACTATGGACACAATGGCATCCACAATTGACATACCTAACCGATGCAATGGTTGATGTTAAGTCTCTAGACATAACAAACAAGTTCTTTGATATTACGAAAAACGACTACCAGATCATTTTGAAAAAGTCGCCAGGTGTCGAAAACTTTAATGTTGAAAGTTTTCAAGTTACAACAGATAGTTTCACAACGTACAACATTAGACACAATTCAAGGATTCCACGTCTTGATGGTACTGACTGGACATTCCGTGTAACAACACCGTCACCACTAAACAGATCGATAGACTATTACGGTGTTAAAAAGTACTCTGTATCTGTCGATCAAACAACCGATACGTTCACGCATGTTGGTATACTACCATGGTCTGATATTGACCTAACTGATAAAAATCTAACATGGTTTACAGGAAAGGCGATATTCATAGAATCAACAGAATCTTTCCCCGCTCCGATTTTATCAACAACGCCGTACTATCTGATCAAAGTAACAGATAGTTCATTTAAACTTGCAACATCACAGGTTAATGCAAACCTCGGAATATACATTGACATTACAACAGTCGGTTCTGGTACAATTTTCGTTTCGGATATAAAGAAATCATTTGTCGCAGTCGGTGGATTCACAACACAGGTATGGAAAGAATATCACGTCGATACGAGAACTATAATACACGTAATTCCACCATTTCTCGTCACAGGAATACAAACCCTACTTGATATCATTTATGGGTATATTGCCTTTGAACAGGATCTTGGATTTGTGTTCAGTGATTCATCAATTACTGAAGTTGATATTTCAAGCAACCGTCCACAAAGTTGGCAGGTACAAATAGAAGGATTGTTAAATGCAATCTATACAGGTCTAGGAGAGGCAACCGTTGCAATCCTGGATCAAGCGTTCGGAGCTCCAACAACACCTTCATATGACGTTAACCCATTCAAAAACAATTTGTGGTTCCGTCCTCCATATGGCATTGTATCTAATATTATTAGTGGACCATTCAGTGACATAAGAACAACTCCATCTGTTTATACCCAGATTAGTAATCCTATTGCACCAACTTCAATATTTGCACTTAGAGAAGATAAACTAACACACATTTATTCACCACAACCTGTTGGTAGCAATTATGAAGGAAGAGATGGAGAAGATGCTGTACTGACAAGGGACGAGCGTGTTGGAGTTGCAGTAGGATCTGCTGACTACATGGGTGGTGCAAGATTATTCATTGACACATACGAACACATTATTCTGTTTAATGATTACACAACAGAAGAAAATCTCATCTATGATCCATTCTTGGGTCTAAATACAGCGAAGTTCACATTAACATTCTACCGATCGCCAGGTGATACACGTCGACCAAATATTGGTGGATACTTCCTACTTGATAACCAATTCATAGAGAACATTGAAGTTGGTGTCGATAATATGCAAAAGTACTATGATACATATGTTGTTAATGAAACAGCAAACTTTGTTGGGTTCGCCCGCGACACAGTTGGTTATGAAGATCCTGATTATCTGGACGAACTATCATCTGTAACCGAGAAGTCAAAGTTCTTATTCTGGAAGGGACTAATTCAAAATAAAGGAACCGTAACAGCGGTTAAGGCTTTCGTTAACTCTAGACTTTTCGTTGATGCTTTTGTTGATGAATTTTGGGCTTATAAGATCGCAGAATATGGCGACTCGAGAGAGAAGATCTATCCAGAACTGAAAGTATTCACAGGCGACGTTCGTAAAAATGAAATGAGACTTCATTTCACAAGCACTGCCGATCCCGTTGAAGCGTCATTCATAGATGTTAAACTAACAGATAAAGACAGATGGTATAAACAACCAGAACAAAGGAAGGCAATTCTCGAAACTAGTGTCAATGGTAATCTATACTTTGACGCAAAGGTGACAGAAAGAATTGTCCGTCCACTTCCTATTATGGCAAATAGCTTCAGATATATCCAGCTTGATAATCCCGCTGATGGAATTAGGTTTACATTTACCAATGGTACTGATTACTACGAAGAAACAGCACCATCAGCAATTTGGACAATCCCATTTACATACATTCCAGGTGCTAACAATATTGAAGTACGAAATGACAACACGTTACTAAAGACTGGTATTGATTATCTCGAACTAAGCCCAAACACAATTCAATTACTTGTACCATTAGTTGGGGTATTCTCTGTACAAAAGAGGACTGGTATTCTTGTCGAAGACATCCACTATGAAATGAGGAACTCAAAACTTATTAAGGTTCTTTTAACTAATCTACAATGGAATGGACTAACAAACTACACAATCTATCTAATCAATGTGTACAAGAATGCAATCAATCCAATAAAATTGATTGACTACAAATCCCAAACAACACTGGCGAAAATTTCTGTCTGGGATCCAGGTCGCGGATACCATTATGCAAATGCTTATGTCAATGTCGATCTTTCAAGTGATACAAATCCAGCATTGTATACAAACAATCTCGACCAGCAACATCCTACATACAATCCACCTTATCTGTGGAATAGTCTACAAGTTGGTACAACTTGGTGGGATACATCAAATCTTGATTATGTACCATATTGGGATCACAACATCTTCACCTTGAACGAAAGATCATTCCATTGGGGCAGACTTGCTGATTGGAGTACGATTGACCTTTATGAATGGACACAGTCGAACGTTCCTCCAACACAATGGGCAAGTGCTGTTAGTGGTGATGAAAACGATACAACATTATTATCAGAAGAAAAACGTACTGGTGAAGCATTCTCACGTTTGTACGTTCGTTATTTGAATCAAGAAACAAACGTGTGGGGACCATGGGTACAGCTTGATAGTGCTCCATACCAAGAATATGTTATGGAACTTTATGGTGTTACACAAACACTAACAATTACGGACCTTGATGTTGTTGATGGCAATGTTGTTGACGTTTACGTTAATGGATTCTTTGTTGAACAAGCAACAGTTGAAGCAGTGATTAATCTTACGCCATTGCCAGATGATATAACAAAGGTGGTTAACATCACAACACCACTTGATGGAAACGATATTGTTCGTATTATTAATCCACTACCTGAATTTACAGATGCACAACTTGGTGAACAGGAACTAAATACATCTACTTCTGTGCAGTATACAAAGGACTATCCTTACAGTACCGTCACAACAGTCGACAATCAAGGAAATACTACCTCTGTAACGTATTTCTTCTGGGTTCGCAACAAGACAACCCTTCCAGAAGGTAACACAATACCAATTAATCAAGTTGCTATACAGCTGAAAACACCACCACAGCCATATATGTTCCAACAGAACTTTATTTACAACACTGGTGTTCCACCATTTTCAAACACTCTAAACTACACTGATAGTTATCTTGATACGCTTCCTGGTTACTACTCACAGGTAATCATTAACGGTGTTGCTGGAATGATTAACGAAGACGATCGTTATAAAATTCAGTTTACAAAAGACCTTTCGTTGCGTCAAACGCTTGAGAACTCAATCAGTAAGAAAAACAAGCACGAAGAATGGCAAATGATTAGAGCAAAACAACCATTCCTAATCGGACGTGATTTGTGGGACAAAATTACAGAATCTCTTATCGGATACAAGCTCAACGATCCACTCGTTCCTGTTCCATCAATTGAACGTCAATTGTACGATGAAACATACAATACTCGAACACGTTGGGGTCTAGGAGATGAGCAAGCTTTTGTAGATCCTAATCTTGCTGTAAATACGGTCATAAAAGAGATTGAGGATGAAAAGTATAATGTGTTCCCTGTTGATAGGGAGGTGTTTTTTGGAACATACTCATTTGATACACCTGAGAATATTATCGAGGCAATGAATGCTGTGTACACAACATTCCCAACTGATACAACGAATCGCATTTTCTTCTCGGTCCTTATGGATGCAATGACACTGAGAACAGACTATAGTGGAATCTTCAAAACTTCATATCTATCACTTTACGGAATTAGATTGTTTGAAACACCACAGAACGCTTTGGACGATTAAACATGGCAACATCTAAAGACCCAATTCTTGGGCTAATAAACTACATCCTCGATATTAAGCCATATCATTCAAAGATTGCCGAAATTCTGATTGACTTTCTTGGTAACGATCTCGTTGACGTCACAATTGCAGAGAGTTTCGAAATTGCTGGCACGTTTGTATATGATGCTCATGATCAGTTTTCATGTAATATAGGATATGGTACACTTCCTTGGGGTGAAGGAAGTCCCGTTCCATCATTAATTAATGATACAACAATAACGGGTTACATAACAGGTGATGGATTCTCTCAAGCGTATCCAATAGTATACATTAACCCATTCTTTGATCGGTTTTACATTATCGGTAACCATGTGGCTGAGTTTCCTGTAGACTCAATAATGTCAATACATGGAGCACCAAAAAATAATGGAAACTGGAAAGTTGTTTCAGCACAACATATCACTGGCGAACCTACACCACCAGTCGATATTATCGATATTACAGAAATACATGCAACATTTGATAGTCCACTACACGAAACACTACCGATTATCTATGTCGATCCAATCACATTGGAATTTACAATTGCTGGTGACCTTGAAGCTCATTATGGTGTAGGCAATAGTTTTACGGTAACAGATTCTGTCAATCCATACAATGGACAAACGTGGCAAATTCTCACATCGACAAATCCAACATTTACTGTTACAGCCGTTAATACAGTAACAAAGGAACTGACTATCGCTGGCAATCAAACAGCGTACTTTAACTCACCATACTTTAATATAGGTAGTGACTTTATCTACACACTACTAACAGGACAAGCATCTCTATCATGGGTTGTCATAACGGTTGCACTCTCTGGTCCCGATACAGTAATTACAGTTAGTGATCCAACGAACATTCTTGTCGATCCCAATCTTGATCCCAACAATGGAACGCTACGAACGAATTACTTTATTGTACAGGTAGAACATGTAACAGATCCAACACCCGATGGTGTAATGATCCCATCATTTAATCCATTCCTTCAGTTTCCAATTGTTGCACTCACCGTAGTAACAGATAGATTTACTGTCACAGGGAACGAGACTGTAATATTTGGTGCATCGACATTCTTCGATGTTCAAGGGTCAACTGGTAATGACGGTAGGTGGACAATTACATCTGTTACATTTGATGGAATCAACAACGTAACAAGAGTATTTGGTACGTTTGATGAAATGACACCACTTACAGATCCCGTTGATGGTGGTGTTGAAGTAACAGAATTTTCAAACTGGGATCTTCCACAACTATGCAAGACAGCATCATCCACAACGACACAAGCTTTTATCGGAGAGTACCTAGTATTTGAACTTGGTACGGAAATTTCATTCTTTGATTTCATCCATGTACCAAACCCATATGCAACTATTGATGTTCCGTGGGGTGGTGACGACGTAGTTCCGATTATTGGCGGCAATCAAGGAACACAACGATTCTTTGTTAATGGGGACATATCAGGAGACCTAACTCTTGGAAACGTTATAGTTGTTTCCGAGTCAACTGGTAACGATGGTGTCTATCATATTTCTGCTATTGTCTATAACGGCATGACTCTTGAGACTGAGATAACAGTTATTGAAGCAATTCCAAGTGCTGTGTTTGATGGTTCTCTTGAGTACTCATTTAGTGCAGTTGCACCATGGGATGTATATGGGTATGACACATTAACAACATTAACAGAGACAGTAACAATTGTACCATCACACAATCTTGATGCTGGCGGTTTTATTGACTCTTGGGACTATAATTTCTGGGATGTTGGTGGGTGGGATGAGACGTTACCACAAATAGTATTTAGACACGGGCCCCCTGCATAAACTATAAATATAACAAAAGGATACTCAAATGAAACAAGACGACAACCTAGTAACATACGAAACGTCAGACATCAATCTAGCATCATGTCTAAAACTTGAAGGGTATGACCTAGAAACAATTAAGAAGGGTGATGACAACAAAGGTATATTTGTTTTCAATGATGTTGACCAATCATTTATTGATAGGTTTGACCTAGGAAAACTCCTCGTTGAGCCTGTTGCATTTAACAACACAATTAAACAACTGACGACAAGTGTTCGCAGAATGTTTCAACGATAATGCAACCAATATCAAAAGAAGAAGCTATCGAAAGGGGCGAGAAATACTATTTTACAGGAATGCCATGTAAGAATGGACATATTAATAAACGAACTTTGAACCACACTTGTTATCAATGTCAGTTGGAAAAATCGCAGGCTTTTAGGAATAAAAATCTACAGTATCACACGACATATAACCAACAGTACTATCCTAACAATAAACAACGTACGAAAGAAGCCAGCGACAAATACTACAATAAAATGAAAGAGACCAACTTTGAGTTATATAAGGAAAGACACGATAACAACCATCTTGCTTATCGGACTCGACATCCTGATCGTATTAGACAACGATCAAGACAATTTCTAATTAACAACCGAGGTCTTCATAATTCGTACCTTGCCAAAAGAAGAACGATCAAACTACAGGCTATTCCCAAATGGGTTGATCATAACAAAATTCGTGAGATTTATCAAGACTGTCACGATATAAATATAATGAACAAGTTGTGTGGTGGTACAGAAAGATTCGTAGTTGATCATATTATACCACTACAAGGCAAGATCGTTTGTGGACTTCATGTGCCAGAGAATTTGCGTATCATTCTTGCATCTGAAAACGCTAAGAAACACAACAAATTTGATGAGAGCACTTTAAAGGTTTTAACATGAATATATTGTTACCACTAAATATCGAAGGTCATGTGCTTATAAAAGATGACTTTGGAAATGTGTTAGTAGACCAAAATAACGCTATACACAGCCAGAACATGGCCCGAGTTATTGCTCGTGCACTAGCACATGAGAGTAACTTCTACATCTACAAAATCGCATTTGGTAATGGTGGAACCGTTGTTGATGCAGCATTCCAGATTACATACAATCCACCACACGATGGTATTACTCCTGATCCAGAAACTTGGAAATCCCAACTATACAATATGACATACTGGGAAATCGTTGACGATCAGGACGTTAATATTGGAGAAGGTCCAGGAGCTGTTCCTGATGATGATCCACCATCCGTCCCACACGTTTCAGGACCTGGTGTTAGAAGTACCGAACTTGGATTGACATCACAAGTTCGCATTGAGTGTGTTCTCAATCCAAATGAACCACTTAGCGAGTTCATTAGCGACCAGAATCCTCCAACAGAGAACACAGAATCAACATTCACATTCGATGAAATTGCGCTATGGACAGCTGGGGCTTCCCAAACTGCAAAATCAGGGTATCAAGACGTCAACGTCGGCGTTCGTGATGCCCAGGATGATAGCGGTCTTCTACCTTCAACATTATATGATTTTAATATTGTTGTTGATGGTGGTGCTCCACAGTCGGTTTCTATTACAACACCAGCAGCTGGTACTGGTCCACTTGGTGCAATTACATACGGCGATGTGATTACTCTTATTGCTGGGTCGACACTTGTCGGTGCCGGCGCAAGTATTAATGGTGCACCTGTTAGTACAATCAACACATTCGGTTTCTTAAGATTTACAAGCAACACAACAGGTGCAACGAGTTCTATTGCTCTCTCATCAGGTCTTACATTCGACCTTTTCGTTGCTCTAAATGCGTTTGGTGGAATCCAGTCTGCTATACCAGGTGAAGATGCTGGAGTACAAAACTCTCCAACAACTCCTACACTTGAAGCAGAGAGACTATTAACACACCTAATCTTCTCTCCTGTTCTTAAATCAGCAAATAGAACACTAACAATTGTTTACACTTTGACAATTTCGGTAGCACGGAGCACGTAATGCTTAATTTATTTGAAAAACACTTCCTATTTCGTAGGCTTGCAGTAGTATGGATGCTTGGTCTAATGACATGGGCTGTCATCGAAACACTGATGTGGGCTTTATCTTCTCAACGAACAGGTACAGATATTGCACTAATTGTTGGTGCTGTTAATGGTTCTCTGATGTTGTTTCAAGGTGCTGTAACAGGAATTATCTTCAAGTTCTACAACGATGCAAGGGTCAACTCTTCAGCCAGTTAAGACGAAGTAGATCTCACAATAGTTTGCTAACACAACTATCAAGCAAAGTTTTATTGTATGATAGTTGTGTTATCTGGGAAAATTCTACGACTAAAGACCCATACGTCCTTGGGAAACTGGCATATCACTACCAAATGCACTAATTCTTTTCGTCAACTGTTGGAAGTAAGAAAGAGCATTCATGCCATTTCCAAGAGTTGTTTGGCTCATAAGATCCCACAACTCATAAAGTTGTGCGTTCCTGTTACCAACAATTTTGAGAAGACGTTGTTTATCGATATTATCAAGTGCTGTTACTGGGAAGTACAGTAAGTCACCATTATCGAAACGCTTCATTATAGCACATTCGACAAGTGTTCCACTAAATTCAACCCAATAGATATGTGGGAAGCTACCTGGACGGACCTGAAGTGGTTTACGTGCCGCTAGTTTTTGCTGTTTTGCTTCAGCAGAAGTTGTTTGTTCAGCCATGTTAGATCTCCTTAAACATGAGATTATTTACTAGGTTAAAAAAACGAGATACCTTTCAATTACTGTACCTTTGATAATTTTGCCAAAACGTTCCATTCCATTCAATTGTCTGATTAACCTCTACGAACGCGTGACCAATATCTCGTAGGCTAATGAATGATAATGTTCGCTCAGGTCCCGTTCGAATACCTATGAACGTTGAACTTGGGGGTACTGGAGCACCAGTAGCTCCACGCATACGTATATTTGGACCAAATGGGTCTAATGTAATTCCCTCTTCTTGTCCTTGAAAGATAATATCGTTGTTCGGTTTTGGAATTTCTATAAGTTGACTTGATGCATTGACCTTATTTCGCAACAAATCAATCGTTGGTGATGGGATTCCAGGAAGGGTTGCTGGAGGTGGCATTGGATTCGGTGTTGGTGGAGTTCCAGCTATGTACCTCTCAGTGAAGGTTTCTCGTGCAAGAACATCGTTATTTGTTGGATTACGTTTGACTATTGAGAGAACATACAGTGATTGTGCCCCAACGAGTTCAATACGTCCTGTTAGATAGATGTGGTTTGTTATTTCACCAGTCTCACGACTTCTAAAAAACATCCCACCAGCAATTAGCCTCGATTTTGTCTCATTCACAACTAACAACGCACAGGGGACGTTGCTAGCAGTGAATACAGGACGATATGTGTAATTTGGTGAACCGCTCATGAGAATACTAAGGCATAAAGGCCAGGGAAATATGTATTTGAAAAAGCCTTCTTAGTTAGAACGGCAACACGTTTGGGTTCTGTATAAGATAGATGAAACCATGTAGATGCTTTTGTTGGTCTATTTTGTTCAAAAATAAACTGGTCATATATTCCCATTTGTTTCACTTCTTGTGCACGTTGGTTGAATTGGTCTGCTGTTGTAATATCTGTGAACGTAATATCAGCCGCTTGTCCTTTGAAGTGTTGGCTATTTGATGCACCATTACCCACATGACGAAAACCAGAATTTATCTGAATATTACCGTAACGATTGAGAAGAACCTCAAGAACGTTAGTGCATAATTTTCTTAGGTTACAAACTATATCAGCCTCCGATAATCCACCTTGTGCTTGTAATAGATAGTTACTAACAACTGTGTTTGTTGTTAGCTGGGAAAGTTTAAAGTGAGGTGATATCTGGAACGTTCCGGGAAATATTCCAACATGTGCATATATGTCCATACAGTCAGTTGGAATTTCTCCGACTGGACGTTCAGGTGTTGTACTAATCTGCTCACGTGGTGGCATTTGTTCGAATTGAAAGTTTGGACCAAATGCCTGAATATATGCTGCTCTTTGTCTCGATGCTCTTTGTTCGCTTGGAGGAACAACATCAAGTTCTTCATCATCAAGTCTCATTACAGCATCTTCGAATGTTATCTCTGGTTGTGCACCAGGAAATCCTTGATTGACATAAACATCACCAGATCCTGATGTGAATACACCATCATGACATCCTCTATGCGGGCAACAGTGAACAGTATGTGTATCACCTACACGGGAAACTTTAATACTGTTTGCAAACACGTTAGGAGAACCAATGTTAACATTTGCAGGTGACCAACATCCATGACCAGTTGTAGGGTCACCAAGACGCGAGAATGGAATTCCGTTAACAAACACATTCCCCGATCCAACTGCTTGTGTATCACCATCACTGTATGGATCACCAATTCTTGTTGCTGCTGGCACGTTTTTCGTCCAATTTTTGTTGTTGTAATAAATATTTATCACATCACCAAAAGGATGAAAACAATGAAGAAGTTATTTACGACCCCAATGACAATGTTGATGCAGTTCTTATTCTATGACTTCAATAAAAAGAGGATGTCGCACACTAAACTATGGTCCAATATTGGATATGGGGCGATGGTCTATACGTTCGTGTATGCTGTTATGTACGGATCAAAGATCGATATTATGTTGTGGGCATTATTTGGTCTAGTCGTTGTTGGTAATCGAACAGTACTGGAGTTGATGGGACGCAAGAACGGAAACGGTAATAGCAACGACTATAGCAATGGTGGTAATGGATCCGAAAATGTACAATTTGCTGTACCTGAGGAACAAATCAAGCCAACATGCAACTGTAACAACAATCCTGTTAATTAGATTTCTTGCTTAGAAGTGGAACGAACGTTTCAAGTTGATCAGATAACTGTCTAAGATCATATTGACCAAGAAACTTCAAGAAATGGAAGTGACTATACTTTCCAGGATTTGCTATTTCTCGCTCAATTGTTTCTTTGATTATGGTCCTAATATGATCTGGTTGCAACGTGAGATCCATCAGTAACCTATTTTCTTCAAACAGATCACCGACTTTCATCTCTCTCTGGTCTATTGGATTAATCCAACGCTCTTCCATCATATTTGCTCGTTCAAATGGATCTTCATAGGCTTTTCTAATTCGCGTTGCACGAACCTTTGGATACGCACTTTGGATATTTTCGCCCTGAATATCGCCACGAACGAACATTTCAAACTTTAGGTATTCAAAATCGTCACATTTTGGTTTCTTAAAGTCTTTTGAAACTGGATCATGTATAACAACATCCCCCATTGGAATTAATTGAAGAAGATCCTTATCTGAAGAAACAATTTCAATTCTGTTATCTTTACCATACATTTGAACAAATCCAGCAACGAGATCATCAGCTTCGCAGCCATCCGCAGCAAGACAAACAATACTTGTGTGTTGTCTGATCAATTGTTCAAAATCTCTCATGAATGCCTTAAACTTATCCCAACGTTCCTGTTGCATAGGTGTTAGGTTTTGACGTCTATTAGCTTTGTAGATTCTTTTTGAGACACACGCATCTGTTTTTGTGTATTCTTTTCTCCAGTTCGGCCGCTCAAACCCTATCACGAGTTGGTCTGGCTTAGCTAGTTTGTAATACTTGTTCAGCGTGACAATTGTAGAATGATACGCAAGACCAATAATCTCATCAATTTCAGACTTGGCGTGTATATAGAATGTTCTATGGAATAGATTAGCACCATCAATAACTAGATATGTTTTATTCATTTTTACTCTTTTTGTTCTTGTTTATTCGTATTGGTTTATCTTTTTTTGTTCTATTTCTTCTGCTACATGTTTATATAAATGAACTAACCATTGACCAACAACACTTTCGTCAGTAACACCAATGTAGCCACTGTTTTTAAGAAATCTAATGAACGCGTTATTCCAATCCAATTGTATTTGAAGTCCCCTATCAGGATCAACCCCCTCACCAACAATCGACACCCACGGTTCATCAGAATATTTTTCTGAATCGTCGGTTACATTAACCCTCTCGACACCGTTCTGTTTTGGTTTTGATTGGAAAATCGTTCTAAAATCAAACATATCTCTTAATAGTCCCATATTATTTCTCCGATCTTGTATATATTGGGTTAACTTAGTGATATTCCAAAGATTTCACCAAGTTTTCGTTCAGTTGACGTGTCTAGTGGATCATATCTCAATAAATTTCTACAAAATGTGCAGATATTGGTTCGGGGATGGAAGTATAATATGATGTTAACATTAAAGGAAGTTCTCCGCAAGCTTCAATTTCTTCTACACAAGAAGAAATTGATACCTTTAATCCTCTGGCAACTTGTTTCACTGTAGGATATGGATAATACACTTTACCGTTATTCTTTTCAAAATAACGTTTCGCGTATCGATGGATGCGTTCACCAAGATACATAGTAGTCTCCTTATTAAACTTGCGGAAGGACGTATACATTAACGTCATTTATAGTGAATAGCAACAAACCACGTTTACTAACAAGAATCGTTGCTTGTGGATCGTGTTTCATCATCGTTAGCAATAATTTGGCTTCATAACGATGAACAAAGTTTGCTGGCTCATCTTCATTAACAACGTTTTCAGCACGTTCTGCAAACTTATGTGAGAATACATCACCATTTCCATCAACAAGTTCCATCATAACACCACTATCATTACTGACGAGTGTTATTGAATCAGACTTCATCGCTGCCATACCCTTCGCTAATAATTGTACAGCATCAGCAGTAAGAGTTGTTGCATAGTTGAATTGTTCCTTCAACTCACGCGGTGGTGTCTTAACAGTTTTCGGATTTGCACATCTATACTCAACTTTCGTTCCTTTACACTTCATTGTTAATAGTTGTGCTTCATTTGTCTTTGGTGATACAAGATACTCAACTTCAAACTTTTCTTGTCCTTCAACAAGTGCCAATCTTGACAAAAATAGATCAAAACGATCAATTGTTATACGATCAAATGGAAGATCCACCTTATCATCGAGTTCGAGAATCACTGCTGTTCGTTGTTCGTTCATTGCCGCCACGAGATTGCGTTCAATAACAACTCCTTCTACCCCAACAAGTTTCGCCGTAGCAACAGCATTCTTAATATATAACACAACATCTTCTAGTAGTTTCATAATCAAAATCCAAATATATCGTCAAACAAGACTATTTGTCTTGTTGGTACTTCTTTACGTATTGCCTTAAACACAAGTTTCAAATTATCATCAACAAGCCGTTCGGCCTGTTTATAACGATCGACGACTGGTTGGTACTCATCGAGAAACCATTGTGGTATCACGTCAATATCGGTTGGTAGCGCAATCGAATGGAACCGACCGTAATCCCTCTTCAAATAGAACACTTTAATTTTCATTCCTGAAATAATTGGTGGACTACTATGGTCATCATATTCATCCAAACATAGATTATAATGAATTGCAGCGGCTATATGACCTGGAATTCTTGTTTTTGGATCATCTTTAAAGTTTCGGGTATACTCCTCTACTTTGTTACACCCTTTTGGCAGACCGATATCAAACACCTCCATTACATCAATTGCCTTATCTCGAAAGTCAATCACATGTCGTTCAACATCATTCCATTGACAACCCTTTAGAATCATCTCAATTGTTGCTGAAAGAAAGTTCTGCACGGACTTTGGTGTTGTCGTCTTTTTCATCTCAAGACCCATCGTCTTGAGTTTGTCTGTTGGATTACCATCTAGATCGACAACGTGAAGAACATATCGTTTCTTTTCAACAAAGATCCCACGATCGGCAACGACTTCCCGACCGGCCTTGATAATATCATCAAAACCAGAACTACATAAAAACGCGTCCTGCATAAACGTATTGAACGATTGATTAACCTGCTTCGCAACCTCATCAGCAACCATCACTGCTTGTTGTTTATCATCTGCGTGTGTCTTAAAATAGACTGAATCTGTGTCTCCATAGATTATAGAATCTGATGGGAACTTACCATGTGTATCAGCGAGATCATCTTCTGATAGAGGAAGGTCAATGTTATAGTTTCCATCAAGTAGTTCTGCAACCTTACGAATTTGATGTCTTAGAATCATTCGTCCAGTAGCAGTCGTAGACTCACCAAATCTCAAATCGAAGAACCTAAAATAAAAGTTTGTTAGTGCACCATAACATGAGTTCAATTTAATTTTGTACACATACTGAAGACGATCATAGTATCCTGATTGTTCATGATCTCCTGCTTCATATGCCTGTGCTTTAAGTTTCTGATAGTCTTTTCTTTGTTTGTACCAAGATGCAAGAATCATTGGAACAATACCAGGTTTGTTTTGATCAAATACAGTCCCGTATCCAGATACAGCCCACTTCTTGCTCTTTAGAAACTCTCTCCATTCTTTTGCTGTTCTCTCTTCCTCAATACCATTGTCGTACTTGAGAACAAGTGTTGTGTTGCTATTATCAACCAATTCGTCCCAATCTCTAAATGTTCCATCAAATTGTCCTATTACAGTTTCGGGACTAAGGTTTAAACTACGAATCGACGATGGATACAGAGAGTTGATGTCTATGCTACCGATCCATTCATGAAGACCCATCTGTGGAACCAGAACATACGCACCTTGAATTTGTCTGTCCTCAGTAGATTGTTGATAGTCAGGAACTCGTAGACCACCAAGATCATAATGACAATAGTTAACAATCGCCATGTCAAACAATTGCAACGTCCCAAAAACGTTTCTAAACTGCGTAAGTGAAATATGACACATCATATTTGCTAGGTTGACGTATCCTAACTTTTCTTCCAAACCTTTCAGAATTTCCGTATCACGAACGTTGTATCGAACAAAATGATTAAAGTTGTTTTTGTATAATTGAGCAAGCGTACCACTAAACGATAATTTTGGCAGATGTGGAAGAACCTCTTCTGCAATCGACTCCAACTTATATGACGGGCGTTGTGTCATTTCATACTTCTTAAATAGGTCAAGATAGTCAAGATGCACTCGACCTGATAGTTCTGCAGTTGTTTGTATTCTACCAAATAGCTCAACATCCCTATATCTTGGAACCTCTGCCTGAGCAAATGACATCCTACGAAGATGGGTTCGTCCAAGTTCGGATTCAATTCGTTTACATAGGTACGGAATGTCGAAGAAGCCACTATTCCAACCACTGAGAATATCAGTGTCTTCAATTTCGGCTAAAAAGTACAATAACAAGTCAAACTCGTTACGACATATGACAACCTCTGAAAGGTCTCTTAATGAGGGATCAAACGTCTTTTCATCCCAACCTGGAGGAGGAACTACATAAACAACAGAACGGTCCTGCCATACATGATAGATAGACACAGCACAAACGGGAGCATAGGGGTTTGATGGACTCGGAAAACCAATCTTTTCGTTATAGTCGACCTCAATATCAAACAGCGTGATATTCAGTTTTGGAGTTGGTCTATTGTAATACAGTTCGGAAAGAATTTTGACTTCAGGTGGGATATCAGACTCGTACAATCGCATACGTCTTGACTGATATTCAGTTCTAGACTTGACAAAATCTTCGTATGTATCAAAATCATACCTTTTTAGAGGAGTACCAAAAATACTTCGTTCAGTACCTTCAAGATCTTCGACATAAAAGTAAAATGGAGCTTTATGGCTTACAGCACGACGTCCGGATTCATCACGTTCCCAGACAATGACACTGTTGCCTTTTCTTATTGAAGAGATGTAGCTCATTATTCTTATTGTACTCCTAATAGCGATCGTCTATTATAAGACGACCACTATTAGGGTGTCAACGGTTACTGTTGATGCGCTACTTCGACTAGATACCTTTAACGAATTTTACGTTAAATGGTCGAACGTTGTACTCGATATGATCAAGAACGCTGGTAACGTATTCAACATCCTGAGGGTTACTATACTTTTTAGCACCCACTGGACCTTGATTGTAGATTAAAACTGCTTCTGCAAGTGTTTGCACGTCTTTTTTGTATTTGACAAAGTACTCCGTTCCAATGACAATATTGAACTTATCATCAGAAATCAGTTGAGCAATAATCTCTTCGTCTGTTACTCTATAAGAGGAGCGACCAAAGAAATGTTGTGCTAATGACTGCTTGCCATCAAGTACATCACGTGCTGCAGATACTTTAATTTGCATCACTCCGTAGTATCGCTTACCTACAGGTAGATGCATCCCACCAACCTTAATTGATGTTCCAGCTGTACTTTCTTGAAGGAGAATTCCTTGAATTGCCTCAGCAGTACTACGCCCGTATTTTGATGCTATATTGTAAGCGTTTGCTAGAAGATTTGTTTGTGTTGCTGTATAGCCTTGAACACGAAGTCGTGGATTTCTTTTGAGTGCTACTTCCTTCTGTTGTTCTCGCTGCTCTCGGTCTTGCTGCACTTGCTCTTGTTGCTGTTGTTGCGTAACAGCTGTCGTTCTTGCATCCAGATAAAAGTTTGCAAGGAAAAACGCTGTGACAAGGTTGGTTAAGAGGATACCAGTAAAAAGACACCTCATAATGCCTCCTATATTTCACGAGTGTTAGTGTGGTTGCCGGCCACAATAGGCGATCGTACCTTACGATCAAAAAGTTGTTACTTAGATTTAGTAATCAGTTCGTATAGCGACTCAAGCGTCTCAAAAGACTGTCTGACGTCTTCATAATTTGCTTTGTGAAGAACTTTTGCTAGGTTCCTTGTTGTCTTCTTGTCGACACCAAATGTTGCCTCTGACGCGTCGATAATTTCCTTAATTATTTCCTGTTGTTCTTCAACTGCGGACATACAGACACTAATTTGATCAAGCATGATCCTATATTTTTCTCTATCTTCTGCACTATTAAGTTGCATTATAGTTCTCCCCTTTGTATAGACATGATAGTCTCCTTATTGTATTGATATTATATAGTAACCACAAGCGTTGGATCAACGAATCAAATCTCGGTTAACATTTTGAGCAGCAGTTCCCTTAAGTTCAGTGTCGTTAAATTTGTTTACACTATCAAACCAACCCTTTATATGTATCACATAAGGCGTCTCAAGAACTTGCTGTGCTGTTAACGATACTACTTCAAGATATGGACGAAAGCTCAATGTTGAAGCATTATACAACTCTGGTATTCCATGTAAAATAATTGCTCGTTCTGTTACTAAATCAGAGGCTCCAATTAATGTATCTCGTGACAATTGGGACTGAATACTTGTCTGTGAAAACTCTCTCTTAAGGCCAGCTAGATCCTGTTCAAACAGTTTAATCGCACATCGTAAATTGAATGTGTTATCGTCTCGAAGTTGATTCCGTATACTGTTAAGATCAGCAATATTGAATAGTTGTTTATTCTTAAAAGCACCGATACGGGATGCACGCTCTACAACACTTTTCTGTGGAAATGAAGTTGGAATGAGATCTAAATTAGTCTTCAATAACGTTTGCACGCGTTCTGCATCAACCTTGACAGCACCTGTAACAATATTGCCAATTATTCTTCTGTATTGTTCCTGTCCAGCATTTGAATCTTGAAGAACCATAGACTGAAGGATAATTGTAGGCATTCTCGATGGAAACGCTAGTTCGTAAGCAAGACGAAGAAGTTCTTTTTGAGCCTCTTGAAGGGTGGAATCCGTTGATAGATGCTTGTCTACATCATGAATATCACGTCTCTCTGTTTCCTGTGCTTTCATCAATGCTTCAGCATCTTTGTTTTCCCTTTCCTCAACGCTAGCACCAGCAATGGCGCGACTTGCAGCACCTGCATTGCTATCCGGCAAGTCAAATGATAATGGAATTTGTAGTGTTTCAAGTTTTTGTGTGAACTTACCATCCTCGCCAAATATATTTGTTACTTGCATTATGGCAAATAGACCATCATACCAAAATGGAGCAGAGAACCGTTCTGTTGCTTTTTGTATCTTTTGCGGTAGAGGCATAAACACGCGAATCTTGATAAGTGCTGGTGTTGTACCCCATGCTGTCATAACTCTTGATGTTGTATCACTATTTGACGAACTTTGATTTACAACATTACCCACAAAGTCGAGTGGTGTAGTTAATAGTCCTGAGTATAGCCTTGGATCGCCAGCGATTGTAAAGTCTGCTGCGACAGATGTAAATGAAACCGCTCGACGGAGATAGTCACTAAACTGATAATATGATGCAGCATCTTCAACATTGTATGGAGGATTATTCGGAACTTTAGGAAGCGTCTGCAAACTTGGATAGTCTGTCGTTACACGTTGTGCATAACGATCCTTATTACCAGAAACAACAAATGTATGAGATTGTGGTTTTTGTTGTGCCTCAGCTGTAACCGGATTCTGTTCGAAATAATATGCTTGGTATGTTGTAAACATATCAAGTTTCATGTCGAACTCAAGAATGTCAATATTTCGACCTGTGAAAATATAGTTGTACACTAAAAGGTTATTAACAGCACGAGCTTCTGTTTCAATTGCAGCCAATGCTCTAGTACGTGCTTGTTCAATACCACTTGGACCTTTCTTCTTTTCTTCTTCTGTGGGTTGTGGAAGAAGAAACACAGCAGTCCTCATGATATGATACTCGATAACAAATGCACCTTTCGATGATCGTGGTCGAGAAATTATCTTAAATACATATCGTTTCTTCTTCTCCTGTGCATCAGGATTAATGTCCTCTCTCGATAACAATTCATTTTGTACAGTTGGTGATAGTTGCATCACCTTTTGCATGATCGATGTAATCGATTCATTCATATTGGCACTAAGTTGTGCGTTCGTCTTATCCTTGTTGGCAGAAGGAACAACGATTGGGTAAGTCGAATACGGTTCATGAACAACAATTTTATATTCAATAGGCTGTAGATCTTTATTGGTCTTTGCAAGCTCTTGTTGTTCTGCATTAAGACGTGCAGCCATTGCAGCCATCGCTTCACCGATAGTTGTTCCTGTTGTAAATTTTAGCGAGCTACCGACGTTTGACACTTCGTTACGATTTGCAAATCCATTGACAACTGGTAAGAACTTAATATCATACCGGGAACCAACCTGAGTGATTGTCATATCAATGTCAGTAAAAAATATCGGCAGAGGTTTAACTGCTGTTATAATCTCTGTCTTATTCTGGTCTGTAACACCAATGAAATATGTTTTAAGAACAAAAATGATCCTAGATACATCTGCTCGTAATGTTTCAGCAATCTTAACAAGAAGTTCACCAAATCTTATTCCAGCAGGTTCTTCGATAACCATTGACCCTTCTGAATTAAACGCTTGTGTTGCATACATTGACGTTGCTGTTTCTTTAATTGTCCCCATGTTTGGAGGTGGACCTAACGTCATTGTAACATTCAATGACTTAATCAAGAATTCAGCATCTATTGCTGTGTTGAGAACAACAACAAACGGGAGTGTTGTATCGTTGTTGATGTATTGTGGCCGTGCACGACGATTTATATCACCAAATGCATCCGCGGTTGGAACTAGCTTATCAGGTGATATATTTTCAAATTCTGTCTCAGCGATAGAACTCTCAACGCAAGCAAGGAGAATATGTTGGTAACTATAGGAACGATAACTATGTAGAGGATTACCAGTTGTTACATCTTGATCTAGAATGAGATCATCTGTTGTTTGTGGCATATTTAACTATATGAGAACGCTGCACGTGCAGGTGAAGGAATTGTTATTATTCGACCTTCAACAAACTCTACTTCAATGTCGAGTATTGTGTTGAATTGAAGGATCAACCACTGATATTTTGCTTTTCCATACACGTCAAAAGCAAGTAAATCGGGACGCAGGTGGTACTTCTTAGGAATTGTAATTGTTATGTCATCGACACTTGGTGCAATTGGATTTAGTTCCCACCAACCAAGATAGTTACCATCAAGTTCAGTTTCGCCACCTTTGACGTACCTAGATTTGTTGTCAGCAAGTGACGATGTCGGTTGTGTTGGATTAGTATTAACTGGCATATTAGAACTCCGTTAAAATTCCCTGCTTGAAGGCAGATAAGTCAAACTTTGTTGCATACTCCAATGGCGAATGAACTTCGAGGAGACCAATTGTGTACTCAATCGTCATGGGAAATGGAACCTGAAAGAGTCCCTCTGGATCTTTAAGTTGATCAAAATTAGGACCACCTCCAGATGTTGGAATATAGTCAACATCATTAGGATATGTGAATGCAAAGTTCCTAATTACAACAGGAATACGTGAGATGTTACCATATCTAACAAGACGGTTTTGACCATTCGCGGAACTTCCTGATGTTACACCTACGCCATCTGAATATGCTGAAAAAGACAGTACATCAGGTGGTGAGCCAAGAAGATTATTTGTAGCTGTTCGACCAGTTGGGGATGTTGCTGTATTTTGGGTCGGATTATTATTTCCTCTTGCACTCGCTTTTTGTCTTTCTTGTTGTGCTGTTGTTGCACCAAAATATGGCATACACCAACCACGCAAACGGTTGTGATATTCAAGATTCTTTCGTGCTTCTTGTGGTGTTCGAGAAACCATCTTTGCTGTAATACTAAATGTTCTCGATTCTGTATTCTGATACATCCAAATACTACCTGGCATATGGACAGGATTTAACGACTGATAATTAACCGTTCGTTCTTCAGCAATTGATGGTGAAACATCAAAGATAATAAACTCGCTTGGGTTTGCAAGGGAAACCAAACGAGCCTTTAATGTTTGTGTTAGTGTTACGGGTTCTTCTCGTGCTGTTGTCATTATTACTCCTCGCCGATCTAACTATATATAATACACCCTGCCTCGTTGAAAACATACTTAACTTAATGTATAATGAAGTTAAGAAAGTCTATCCAATAACAACAATAATAAGGACTTCTATGAAAGATACACCTCCCACTATAGGTGCACCT